CGTCATGTACTACACCCTCATCCTTACTCAACAACGACAAGACCTCAAAGAATACTGACTGAGTTTTCGCCAGGTTGCTAAAGGTTGGTACAAACTTGAGATTGGTTACATTAATCCCATAATTCTCATTCAAAACTTCTGTAATAGACTCCTTTGCGGGTTTTTTTGCTTCGAATAGAAGGCTTGTGAATTCTTTAATGTCTTTTTTAGAGATGAGATCGTTGGAATTAACTTCGTAAATGGATGTCAAAATTTCCTGGATTTCATTCTTAGGAGCAAAAGCAAAATAGGGGACATCTTCAATAACCTCAGAAAGTGTTTCTATTATAGCTTCTTCTTTTGCGTAAATCATGGATGCGAGATTTTGAATCTTTTCATTAGAGATCCAAACAGTAGAAAACGATCTTTTGGCATCCAAAAGCTCCTGGCTAATCAATTCTTGGTGACAAACCATTTCATAAAGGGATTGTCCATCACAGAGGTCAACTACAAACAAATCAGCATCCCTAAGGGAATCATAATCACAACGGTTAATAGTAAATGCCTTATTAATCGCGTTACTTATCTTTGCGCTGTTTATCATGTCAGAGTTTTCCAAGACAGCTTTCTGATTTTCTCGAAGGAAATTAGTTACCAATGGTTTTATTTCCTCCAGCTTTTGAAATTCCTTGGACTCCGTAATTTCAGTTTTTCCTGTCATAGGATCCAAAGACTTCTCAATTTTAGTCTCCAACCCTTTCATAGTGTTTCTGGATTCAAAAAGACCTATTAGGTCGTCGAATGAAACATCTGCTTTGTCGTATCTGTTTTCCCTTAGGGAGTCAACAAAAGAATCTATTGCCTCTTTGATGGTACCCTCCACTTTATCCGCAGATACAAATTCATCTACAGATTGTATTGAAAAATCTCTAAGCAAAAGCTTAGAATCTTTGACCTCGTAAGCACACGAGATTACAGAATTTTTCTCAGAAAGAAACTCTGCAGTTTTATTTACAGAATCAACTGAGAAAACTCTCAAATTTTCTCTCAGAGACCGACTAAGATAGTCGGCAGCCTTGTGCAAATTGGTAAGATCCTTATTTCGTTTCTCTAATAACATAACGTCAATCCTATTTTATATACTCTAGTGTATTTGTTTTCTTTTATAAAAGTTTGCATTAAACCTTCGCCTGCGCCTTGGGAGCTTCTGCTGCTATAGTTTCATCTCCAGCCGCTTCTGTAGCACCAGGAGGTGCATCTTCTTCTGCTGCAGTAGGTGGTCCCATCGGCTCACCTCCCTGCATTGGAGGAGCCCCAATGGCTCCAGGGTCTTGCTGCATCATTTCCTGCTCTTCATCGAGCATTTCTTTAACCTGAGACTTCATCTCCTCTATTTCATTCTCACTCATTTGGTAGTAATTTTTATAGAGATGGTCATCAGAGAATAGTTGAAGCCCTTTAACAGCTTGGACAACCCGTGTCTTTTGTTCGTCTAGTTCTAGACGTCTCTTCTCAAACATATCAGAAGGTGGGCACAGCGCAATATCGATACTCTTGATGACATGTTCCGGGAAATTCTTTAACTTCAGATGTCTACGTGTGAGATTATTCAGACCAATTTCTACTTCTCTCTGTATTCTAGTTACGGCTCTGGCGAACTTAACATCTAGCTGAGACAGGTTAGCCTTCCTCTCTGGAGTATTGTCCTTCTCTACAATGTAGTCTTTTGGAACCTTCAGAGCAGCTAATAGTTTGTCTCTAAAGTACTTAACATCATCTGTTTCCCCCAGGTTTTGGGCTCCGGGCAATGTTTCAATCTTAGTTTTACTGTTTGACCTAATAGGGACAAAGAAATCCTCTTCAGGCGCCATTGGGTTATAACGTTCATTGATAGTGCCAGTTGTGTTGTCCCAAAACTTTTCTTTTCTAAATTTAGCCTTTAGGCGCTCCATATACGTTTCTGCCTTCGAGGTAGGCATACTTCCGATGTCAACATAAAATACGCGTCTCTCCGGTGCCCGCGCTAGCCTGTAGATTAGCATGGCATCTTCCATGATAACCAAGGATTTCCAAGCTCTTACACCTGGCTGTAAGATAGACTTCCCATAGGGATAAAAATTAGGATCAGAGGTGTGAATTCTGAAATGAACAATTTGTTCTTTATCGAGTTTTAAAAATTTCCCTGTCCCTCCCCCACCTTCCAATTGAGCGGAGTCAAAAGACGCATTAGAATCAGGGATTTCCTGTAAAAATTCTTTTAAATAACCATATTTATTTTCAATTCTAAAAATGAAATTTGGATTTAAAACTTTTATCCTCTGAATACCAGCTTTGGTATTATTGAGATCTACAATATTCTCTATAAAACAATCTCCGTACTTGCAGACATTTCTGACAATATCCCAAATAAACTCCCGCATTCTCACATGTTCAAGGAATCTCTGGACTTCTTCTTTTACTGTCCTATTATCAGTTTCTATTTCAAATATTTTACCAGTTATATTTTTTTGTGTCGAATCATCGGAATAGATGTCCAGAGCAGCTGCTATTTCTGGGTAGTCATCCATCTTCTCGTATTCCTTATACCGACGCTTTCTGTCGTATTCTACTGCCGGTATCTTTGCTACACCCCTAGAGATACCAAAGCCAGGAACTCCACCAAATGTGTCATCCGTTTTTAGGGTGTCTCCAGCGAGCCTCCCACCCTTCTCTTCAGGACGTCCTTTAAAACCTCCTCTAGAACCTCCAAAAAACTTATTAAACCACGCCGATAGACGAGACATCGGCTGACCCGCTACATTACCTCTTGGGTTCGAAAAATTGGTGTAGGATTCGTCTAGGTTAGTTTTGTCTATTTCATCAGCCATGAGATGTCCTCTTTATATTTATCTCCGCTCTTTGAGATATGAATGGGAACTTTGAGTTTATCTTCGTATGATTGATCTTTTTTACCATATTTCTTGCTATCTATATCAATTACAGGGGCAGAACTTACTATCTCATCTGCGCAATGGCAAGCCAATGCCAGACTCATAACTAGATCATCGTTATAACCTTCGTCAGCTTCTACTTTTCCTGTCTCAGTGATAATAAAAGTAAGAAGCTCATTTACAGTTCTAACCGAATTTACTTTAATCCTGGAAGATCTCAAAAATTCCTCTAGGGACGCTAGAACTCCTTCTCTTATTTTCTGGGTAATTTGAAGTCCAAATTCTCCTTTTTCGTCGATCCATAAATTCTCGTATTCGAGGCGCTCAAACAATTCTTGAATCAGAGGGATCCCGAGTCCATTTCTTTCTACAACCACATGTGCAACATTGTACTTGTTCCCCTCCGTTGATATTATCTTAGCGAACTCACTCAAAGGGGTTCTATTTGAATAAAATTCTGCCACCTGCTCTCCCGTGTACGTATTAATTATATGAAAGGCTGAATAGTCTCTGTCCCTTCCATAGGATGCATCTACGCCCATTACGTACGTGTAATACGGATCTGGTTCTTCAAATATTCTCATTCTGTTGGAATACGCCAGATGATATTCATCAGTGTAATTTTCATTAAGTTTGGATAGTGTGTGTCTATCAATAAAAGTGTCACCAGTTCCGAGGAACTCACACTCATATTCTTGAAGCCACATTCGCTCACCAATGATAGGTCTATGCTCTTCTGACCACTTCTTAGTGTATTCTGGATGCTCTCTCCAATTGAGGTCTACTACGTTGAAAGAGTTTTTTCCTAGCTCTGCATCTTTATAGATCTCATAATATAGATTGGACATTCCATTTACAGTTGAAATTAGAGTCGCCTTTCCACCCGTGGAAATCGTTGGATAAATTGCAGCCCAAAATTCTCTCATCTTGTCAATAAAAGCTGCCTCGTCTACCATCAAATGGGAAACTGCTTCGCCTCGGCCCGCTCCGGCGGGTTGAGATTTTACTCGACTCTCTGTGCTCAGGTGTAAAGTATGTTTATTTCGTTCTTTTATTGCCGGTCTAAGCCAATTCGGCAAATCTTCATACATCAACATAACTCGTCGTAAAAATGAAGTAGATTCCCTGTCTCCAATTGACACCACCATCACATAGTGGTTCTTCTTAAAAATTATCGACCACAAAGAATAAGCAGCACAAATAGTTGTTATGCCTGCTTGCCTAAATTTCCTTATGATATTAAACCTACTGTTTAGAACTTCGTTTACAATTCTTTCTTGAAATCTGTATAAATCAAAGGGAATTATACCTTTAATAGGGTGCTCAATGTTAATGTAAGTTCTAATGAAGTAAACGGGGTCCTCAGAACACTTCCGTATCTCTTCAGTCATCTGTTTTTTTGTTAGATTCGTCAATATTTAATTATAGCCCTATAAAGTATATAGAAAATGAAAAAAGTCGCATTTATTCCTACTCGAGAAATATCAAAACCACAACCCATCACACAGTTCCTCGAATCCGCCGGATGGGAAGTTAGTATACTAAGTAATTACAAATCCATATTTGAAGCTTTGTGTACAGGAATGAAGAACGCTAATATACTAGCTGACGACTATGTCATATTATGTCATGACGATATTGAGATATTAACCAACGCAAAAGATTTCAACTTATTCATACACAGTAACCTTGAGAAGCAAGACGTGGGGTTTTTAGGAGTTGCTGGTACTAGAATGTTAAAGAATTCGTGCGTGTGGTGGGAAGACTTGAATAAAAATACAGAGTACATGAATCCCTTATCTGGCTTTGTTCTTCATGGGAAAAAGGAGGGTGCCATGTATGGAAGCTGGTATGGCCCCTACGGTCATGTCGCAGTCTTAGATGGCTTATTCTTGTGTGCGAAAGGTTCTACTTTAAATAGTATAAATTTGAAAAAACCTAAATTTTTTGAAGGTGACTGGGATTTTTATGATATCTATTACACTACACAGGCCACTTTAAAAGGAAAGAAAAATTACACAATACCTATTCAAGTCATACACGAATCAATTGGTGACTTAGTCGGGAGAGAGTCTTGGCATAAAAATAGGCTCTCGTTTTCCAACACATTTTCTGAACACCTTCCTCTAGTCGCCGGGATAGTCAACAAAGTTTAAAACAATTATCTTGTCGTCTGATTTAAAATTTTTCTGTATTCGTTTTAAAGTATCACTAGGTTCTGGACCTGTTACACAAATAACAACATCAGAGTTTTCATAAATAAAATCCAAACTCTCTTTGTAAGACTTTTCATGTTCTAATATATTTTTAGGACGCTTTGCAATGGTAACAACTGATTTGCTGTTTTCCAGAGCAACTAAAAGTTTAACTTTAGACTCTACAGAACACCCATCAAAATACCCCTTATAAGGGTTCACGATAACATAGGGTACATCCAGGAATGACAATAATGGAATTACTAGTTCCTCTAATCCTCTGTTAGGAGTTATATAAATCTTATTTGGCTTTATCTGGACCAACAATTTCTTTATATGAGAAAGTGCTTCCTTTCTAGCCATAGACGACTTAGGTCCAGACTTGAAAGGAAATTTCTTATCCCCAAATAGCCCCAGAGTTTTGGTTTTACCAAAAAATTCTAATTCGTCTTTTCCAAGCATTGTTATAAATATCTAATGCTAAAACTTTACTTCTTGTGTATATAAAATAGGAAATATTCATAATGAAAGAAATCCCCACCAAATTTGTACAAGATATTAACGAAAATATTTTTAAAGGCTATGGAAATAAAAACAACCTAGGGTTTAACCCAGCAGAAAATGAAAAGCAATCTAGAGAGCTGGCGTCCGCTACCAAAGGTAAATTCACTGCTGCACCCCCTGCTGGCAATGCACAGGAACCCAAAGTTACCGGTAATCAAGAGAATGCTGCCGCAGCCTCTAATGCAGGTCCTCACAACGACACATTCAGTCATGAAGCCGTAAAGGATGAAGGTGATGGAGTATCTCCTGCTGCCAATGTTGGTATTCCTCCTAATAT